GTGTCGCCTTCGACGAGGAAGGTGTCTTTGTCGGCGGCGTGCCGCTGTTGAAGCGCGAACAAACATCCAATGGTTTCGCCCATTGGAGCGTCCGCCCGCTGGACGCGCTCGATGCCGAGTTGACGGTTGTCTACCGGCTGCCGATCGATATCGCGCGCAAGGCCAATGCACTGGCGCGGATCGCGGCCGCGCTTAATCGCGGCGACCGGGCAACAGCCGCGATCGCCACTGTGCACATGCAATTTCCCGATCCGCCGCCGCTCGCCAAGGGCGCGGAAAGCCGCGCCGAGCTGGAGCGCCGCGCCGTCGAGCTTGCGCAGAGCGGCCTGCTCAAATTCTGGGATCCGGCGAAGCATCCGCGCGCCGGCGTGCCGCCCAATCGCGCGTGGTTCGCGCCGGTGGACGCCGGGCCCGAGCAGGTTGTCGTCATACCTGTGGCCGATGACGAACAAGAAGAACACCTACGTCGTCCCGGTCACCACGGGGTCCCGAAGCAACACATTCATCCGCTGGGAGAACCGCGTCACCATATTGATATGCAACCACCGCTTCCGCTTGGTATTCCGAGCTTGATGCCGCGCCCTCCGGCCGCGGGATCACCCGCAAGGCCGCCGGGCCCGCCGCCGAGGCCGCAGGCACCCGCTGAAACCCAATCGCGACTTCCTTTTCCGGAGGGACTACCGCGACAGCGCGCCCTAAGCCCAGCGAGGGAAAACGATGTCGCCTCCACACCCGCGCGCGGCGGGCGGCTTGGAAATCCGCCGGTGCGCGCGCAGAATGCTGCCATCGCAAAGGATCTTGAAGAGAAGGAGGGTCTTAAAGTCACTAACGGGGATGATGAAGGCCCAGAGGAGTACATTCCCGGAGACGGCCCCGGGACCAAAGGAAGCACTTACGTCGACATCACTGCAAAGGATCCGAAAACCGGTAGAACCGTGCGTGTTCAAACCATCGACACGCTCGCCGATGGGAAAACTCCAACGCCACGAGAGCAAGCTGCCACAGATAGAATCCGAAAGGCATTTCCGCACGATGAGCTTCGCATAATCCCAAAGAGAAAAGCGCCATGAGCCGATGTCACTTCCTGTTTTATGCCACGGCAGCGGACCTCGGTCCTTTGCTGCTTTCGTTGGAAGCGCGGGAGAGGCTGCAATACACGCGGACCGGTCTGTTTGAGTCAAACGAACTGCAGGTCTATTTGTCCTATACGGATATTCCCGACTTTGGATTGCCGGATCACCCGACTGCAACCGTTGGCCCGTCTTTTCTTGTGGCTGTCCAGGGAACAGCCGTGCACGCGCGCCCGGTTCCCCAGAGAGATGGTGGTGTTCGCTTTTCCGTCGGTCAAAAATTGAATAACGACACAGTCGTTTTCTGGCCCGGCGGACGATACGGCACCGAAATACTCCTGTACGGCCAAATCGGCACGATCTCGGCTAGCGCCACGTCTCAGTACCTCTACAATCGCATGGCCAAGCTTTTTCGCAAACACTTCATGTCGGTCAACAAGTATCTGGTCGGACCGGAGGCTTTCAGCCTTGGAAAGGGTGGCGTGCGCCTTACACTCTCGGCGTCGACCCCGCCGGATTTCGACCTGAGGCTACAATGACGAGCGAAGTCCTGCTCCGTCGGCGCTGACTTAATGACATCCACCGCGCGATGTGTCGACAATGGTTGGAAGGACAATTTCTCGAGACCCGCGAGCGAAGCGATGCGGTCAGGTGGGAGGAAATCTGACGTAGGCCAGCACAGGCGTTTCGGGTCACTTTCTAATCCGGCGCCGCTTGCGCCGGGTTGTCAGCCAGCACGGATGTTTTCAGGTTCGCGATGTCGGTATGGAATCGCTTCGCCCAGTCGATCAGGTTCGGCGGTCGATAGTTCGCGTCGTCGTTCCAGCGCGCGAATACCGACGCGTCGACCGTCTCGTTGACGCTCTGTTCGGTGCCGCCCGGGATCGGCTTGGCGGCTTCGGCAATCGGCCGATAATAGGGCGCGCTGAACCAATGATAGATGCCGTGCAGGAACGCGCTGTAGGAATCGGTAACCGGCGCGTTGCGCGCGTCGGCGTCGATCTCGACGTCGTTGCGAAAGGCGAGGCCGTGCAGCGATGCCTTGTTCATGATCCAGCGCAGCGGCAGTTGCGGCAACGGGTCGCTCTGATATCCGCCGCCGATATTGGCATGCGCGCCCGAAAACCATCTCTGCTCGACGCTCGAAATCGGTCGCGGGGCCGCGTCGGGATCCGGCGGAATAACCGTCTTGAATGTCCATAAGGTCGGCGAAAAAGCGCGGCGGTGTTCGTCGATCGCCAGTGCCTGGAAGCCGAAATCGATTGGCCGGCGCAAACCGGTGGTAAGAAAGCGAAGTGTCGAGCGGCTGATGCCCGGAATGCTGAACAACGGAATGCCGAGCTCGCCGACCGTGTCCCAGACGCCAACCAGCTTGATGTGGATCGGCATGGAATATTTCAGCATCCACAATTCTTCGCGCGTGGCGTCGGACAGCGTGCCGTTAGCCTGCGCGTCCAGCAACTCCGAAATGGTGCGCGCGTCGGCGCGACGATAGCGCCCGTACAGCTCGTTCACGCCGAGCGGTGCGCCGGCGCGCAGCAACCCGCACTTGGCAATAAAACCGGCGAGGCTGCGTGCCGTGTAGGCGCCGCGACTGAAGCCGAAGATGAAAACGTCATCATTCGTCTCGTAGTTGTCGATCAGCCACTGATAGGCGTTGGTGATGTTGCGGTCCAAGCCTTCGCCGAAAAGGCCGCCGAGGAAGCCGTTCACGCCTCTTTCGTAGTAGGCGAGCTGCTTGGTGCCGGCCGAGTCGGCGGGCGCGCACAGCGATTTCAGCCGCCAGACATTGGTGTTGTCGCCCACCGCGTTCCAGGTGCCGTCGAGGAATACCGCGAGCCGCTTGCTGCGCGGAGGCATCGCTATCTTCGGTGCTTCAGCCATGTCGGGCGTCCTCAGCCAAGGGTGATCACATGCGCCTGCTCGTCGCGTTCACTGTCCTTGTGTGCGTTGCCTGCACGCTCGTCGCCGCACGCCTTTTGGCAAACGCGCAGTCGCCGCCCGTCGCCTATGCGGCCGTGGTTCTGGGCGCGGGATCAGTCGCCATGCTGTGTCTTGCGCTGATGATCATATGGCTGATGGCGGCGTAATCCAATCGGGGGAGTGATCGATTGTTCACGATTTCGGTCCACGACGCGGCGTCGCCCGCGCTCAGCCGGCTGCCAGAGCGTCTGCGCGCGGCGCTTGCCGCAAAGGCCGGCGCGCTTGCAGCCGAGCTCGAGGAAAGGGTGCGCCAGAAATTGTCTGGTGGCGTACTTAACGTGCGCAGCGGTGCGCTCGCGCGGGCGATCGTCGCGACGATGACGGAGACAGCCGAGGGAGTCGCGGTCGACGTCGCCGCCGTCGCCGATCCGAAATATGCCGCGATCCACGAATTCGACGGTGTCATTCCGGCACACGCCATCGTTCCGGACAAAGCCAAAGCGCTCGCCTTCGTGATTGCCGGCAAGACGACTTTCGCCGAGCGCGTCAATCTCCCGGCCGTGACCATGCCGGAGCGCTCCTACCTGCGTTCTTCGCTCGCCGAAATGACGGACGATATCCGCGAGAGGTTGAGCGAAGCGGTGGCGGTAGCGCTTAAATAGCGCCGTCATATCGCAAAGGCGGACGCCATGAGCCGGCGACCTCAGTCCCTAGTCCTCTTTCGCGGGTCGCCAGAGAGAAAGCTTCTTTGCAGGTGAGTAACGGAGCCGGTCGCGCTTCCTGATCAGCAGGCCCGACGAAGCAGGGCGCAAACGCCTAGCAAGCATTAACTTGAAAAAGGACCGCGTCATGACAGCCGTCACACGCGAACAAATTTCCGTTGCCTTTTTTAATCTGTTGAAGGGCGCGGCGAATTTCACCGCCTCCAGCCGGCGGTTCGTGCATTGGGACCAGGTCAACGAAACGCAGATGCCGTTCCTGACCATGCTCAAGAGCGGCGAACTGCGCGCCCGGCAGACCGAAGGCCTGCCGACGCTAACCATCAACACCCATGTCTTCGTCTACCTTTCAGCCGGTATGGACCCGGAAGATACGCCGGACAGCGCGATGAATGCGCTGCTCGACTCAATCGATGCCGCCGTTGCGCCGACCGGTGCCGATGCGCTCAACGGCAACAAACAGACGCTCGGCGGGCTGGTGGCCCATTGCTACCCGGTCGGCCAAGTGTTTATCGACACCGGCGACGTGGACGGCAAGGCGGTTGCCGCGATTCCGTTCCAGATTTTGGTCCCCTAGCTGGGCGCACCAGCTGCGTTTCGCAAAGCTCTGATCTCAGGAGATGATAACCCATGACCCAATTCGCTTTTGGCAGCGGTACGCTCATTGCCAAGCGCACCGATGTTACCGGTACGGCGCCGGCGCTGCTCGGCACGCTGCAGGACGTATCGATCGATTTCGACCGCAAGGTCGAAGCCTTGCTCGGCCAATACAATACAGCCGTGGCGGTCGGCGGCGGTGAGTTCAAGATCGTCGGCAAGGCCAAATTCGCCCGCCTGCAGGCGACGCAGATCAACAATCTGTTTCTCGGCCAGACGCTGACCACCGGCGGCATGCTGGAGATGACGACGGGCGAGACCGGCGTCGTCTCCTCCGCCTCGATCACCGTCGCCAACGGGGCGAATTTCGTCGAGGATTTCGGGGTGTTCAATGCCTCGACCGGCGTGCAGCTTTCGCCGGTGGCCTCTTCGCCGGCAGCCGGCATCTCTTACGTGCCGCCGACCGGGTCGCCCGGTTCGTATACCTTTGCGAGTGGCGACAACGGCGTCGGCTACCTGATCTACTATTCCTACACCAGCTCCAGCGGCAACAAGATCGCGCTGGCGAACCAGCTCATGGGGCCGGTGCCGATGTTCGAGATTTCGCTGAAGGAGACGTTCAATTATTTCGGCAGCAGCAAGGACCTGCTGATCAAACTCAATGCGTGCTTCTCGCCGAAGCTGTCGCTGCCGTTTTCGAACCAGAAGTTCACCATCGCGGAATTCGACTTCCAGGCGATCGCCGATGCGTCCAACAACATCGGTACTATCAGCTTGAGTGAATGACGCTGCGAGCCGTTCTCTGTCGCGATCAGTGGAGCGCGGGCAAGACCTTCGGTAACTGCTTTGGCCAACCATGCGCACTCGCGGCAGCGGAGGCGGAGGGCCGATATTTGGCGGCGCCGTGTGGTTCGACTTAAGACTTGATTCCGGTCCAAATCTTGAAATGGGCACAGGAGGTGCAGGTGAGTTTGCAGCGTGACGAGAGCCTCGACCTATCGCAGGCGCGCGCCGTGCAACTCGGCGGCCACGAATTCCATGTCGCGCCGCTGTCGCTGCGGCAAATCCTGGCCATTGCCGATCATGTGCCCAAGCTCACGGGTATCACCGTCGACAATGTCAGCAGCGAGCGGCTGATGCCGCTCGCCGAGGTGCTGTGGCAGGGCCTGCGCCGCGCTCATCCGGGGCTGACGCGCGAAGAGTTTTTCGATCTGCCGATCACGATCCCGGAAATGTTCGCCGCCGTTCCGGTGGTAATCGAACAGGCTGGTGGAAGAAAAGTGGATGCCGCGCTGGGGGAACGGTCGGCGACGGGCACCTCGATGCCTGCGGCTGGCGAAAGCTCGTCGCCGACCTCGTGATCGAGCTGCACTGGTCGCGCGACGACGTGCTGGACCAGATCGACATTCTGTTTCTCGAAGATCTTCACCGCGCTTGGGCGGATTGGCCGCCGTTGCGCAAATTGGTCGGCGCTTGGCTCGGTCACACGCCGAAGCCTGCGCCTTCGAGAGAATATCACGAACTGCTCGCCATGTTTCCGGGCGGGGCGATACGGTGAGATGACATGGCGGAAAACAACAGCGTCCAGATCACTTTCGAGGCCAAAACCGCAGGCGCTCTCGGCGGAATAGAGGAGCTGAAATCGAGTATCGAAGGCTTCTCGGCGCCGATCCGCGCGGCCATCGACCGCTTCCAGCAATTGGAAGAGGCGTCGAGGAGACTACAGGCGAGCGGACGATCGGCCGATGCAGGGCAGGGCGCGGCCGACCAGGCGGCAGCGAGCGCCAAGCTCGCCGATATCAAATACAAGCGGACCCAGGAAGCACTCAGCGCGGAGCTCAAGCTTCATCTGATCACCTACGATCAGGAAACTGCCGCTCTTCTCGCCGCACTCGACCAGCGCCATGCGGCCGAGCGGGCCTACTATGAAAAGAGCGGCGGCGACCAACAGCAATTTTTGCAGCAGCAGCAAGTCAGGGACGCGAAATATGCACTCGAGCGGGAAAAGATCCTTGATCGCCAGCTCGAGCAGGACGTCAAAGAATGGCAATCGGTGCTGCAACCCATTCAGAGCGCCTGGGATTCACAGCTCAGGAAACTGCTTTCCGGCGGCGAAACGTTCGGCCAGGCCATGAAGCACGTGTTCGGCGATCTGGTCATCAAATTCATCGAATCCGTCGAGAGCATGGTGGTGCGGTGGATAGCGGCAGAAGCTGCTAAGACCGCGGCGACACTTAGTGGAAACGCAGCGCGCACCGGCGCCGATCAAGCGGCCGGTGCGCAGGGTGTGCTGACGACAATCGGCTCGGCGCTGAAGTCCATCTTCGCATCCGTCGGCGTGACGACTGCAGAAGTCACGGCAAACGTGGCGCCGGTGGCAGGTCCTGCGGCACCGGCTATCGGTGCAGCGGCGGGAGCGTCGACCCTTGGAACGGCGTTGGCATATTTCCGTCAATACGATGTCGGCGGCTATGTGCTGCAAACGGGCTTGGGCATCATCCATCAAGGCGAAACGATCGTTCCGGCCCGCGTGGCGACGCCCTATGGCGGCCCAGGAGACGGCGGCGCCGATAGTCATGTGCACAACTGGAACATCAGCGCGCTCGATGCAGCGTCATTCCAGCGCTGGCTCGGCGCCGGCGGCGCGCAGCAGATCGCTCGCGCCGTCTCGGCTGTGCAGGCGCGCTCGCCCTCGATGAACTGGTAGCCGAACCCCCGGCGGCCCGATTGCGATTGCGTTTCGCGCGTATCGCTGTGGCCGCGGGGTCTAACCAAACGCTTGCCTCGAATGACGCGCAGGTACTTCTATGAGTCTTCCAGTTTTCCCGTCGCTTCCCGGGCTCGCCTGGTCGATCAAGCGCTCGGTCGAACGCAACACGATCAAGCACGATGCGCTGTCGGGCAAGAACGTTCGCATCGCCAACTGGACCTATCCGAAGTATCACTATGAGGTCCCGTTTAGCTTCTTGCGCTCGGCGAGCGCGTTTGCGGAATGGCAGACGCTTGAGGGCTTCTACAATTCGGTCAACGGGGCGGCCGGCCTGTGGGCCTACGACGATCCGAACGACGACACCGCAACAAATCAAGGGTTCGGTGAAGGCGACGGGGTGACGGCGAGTTTTCAGCTTGTGCGCGCCTTCGGCGGTCAGGCGGCTCCGGTTTTCCTGGTCAACGGTAATCCGACGATCATGATCGACGGCACGCCGACGATGGCCTTCAGCGTTTCCGCGTATGGCGTCGTCACCTTCGGCGCGCCGCCCTCGGCCAACGCACTGCTGACATGGACCGGCAACTACTACATGCCTTGCCAGTTCGACGAAGACAGGATCGACGTCGAGAACTTCATGTTCCAGCTCGCGCGGGTCAAAAGCCTGAAATTTTCAACCGTCAAGCTGCCCTAACGACCCCGCCGTCACGCCGGCCGGCCGTTTCGCCGGCCGCCATCGCTCCCGCGCTCGCCGCAATAATGGATGACGGAGGATAGCCGCGTGGGCAGTCTCTCGCCGGCGCTGATCACGTTGTTCAACAACGTGGTCGCGCAAAACGCCAGCCTCTATGTCTGGCGCATCTACACGATCACATTGTTCGGCGGCGGGATCGTGCGCTTTGCCGATGCCGATTTCGACATCATGGCGACCGCGTCGACCGGGCCGCTGGATATCGCCGGCCACACCTATCCAGCGTCGTCGCTGCGCATCGACGCCAAGCAATCGAAAACGCAGGCGCATTGGAAGATCGGGCTCGATACGGACCAGTACGTGCTCGTCGTCATGCCGCGGCTGGCCGACCCGGTGACCGGCGCGCCATTTCCGGATCGTATCGGCGGGGTGCCCTGGCTGCAGGCCGCGAATGCGGGTGCGCTCGATGGCGCCGATTTTCAGGTCGACGAATGCTATTTCAGTGCGCAGCCGACCTGGCCGATGCCGCCTGGAGGCGCGGCACCGGTCGGATGCAAGACGATATTCGCCGGCGTCATCGCCGAGGTGGACACCACCAACGCCGTCGCGGTGCTGACGGTCAACGATTATCGCTACCTGTTTTCATTCTCGATGCCGCGGCATTATTACGCGGCGCAGTGCCGGCACACGCTGTTCGACGCCGGCTGCACGTTGAGCGCGGCTACCTTTGCGATCAACGGAAGAGTCGCCGCCGGATCGACAGCCGCGACCGTCGTCGGCGTCGGCCTGCCGCGTCCGCAAGGCTCGGGCACCTACACGCTCGGACGCATCGTCTTTACGTCCGGGCAAAATCAGACCTTTCAGCGCACGATTCGCAGCTGGGATGGCCCGGCGATGATCTTCACACCGCAAGGTCTGATGCTGGGCGCCGGCACCATCCTGGTGCCGGCCGAGGGCATGCGCGAGCTGAGAAGCTTGCAGGGCCGCGAACAGGAAGTGCTCGCGCTCTTGTCCG